GAAAAAAAAGATAAAAAAAGACGAGCAAGAGATTTTAAATTCACTTTCTTCCTTGACTAACTCAATCATAAATGGCGGTTGGGAAGGAACAGGGATGATGGGGAAAGGCGTTCAAGCAAGTCAGGCAGCAACACTCTTTAAAAACAATCGTAACTATTTTCTGTCAAATTTCAGATATTTGTTATCCGAATCTTATGTCGAACACGGAATAATTCAGACTTTAGTAGATTTGCCGGTAGATGACGCATTTAGAAACGGTATAGAGTTCAAAACAGACGAACTTACAAAAGAAGAAAAAGCCAAAATCCAAGAGTTTCTTGAAGATAAAAACTTTATAGAACACTTTAAATACGCTTTAAAATGGTCTAGACTCTTCGGTGGCGGAGCTTTGCTCCTTATGTCAGGCGAAAAAGACCTTTCTGTTCCTCTTAATTTAGAGGAAATGAAAGACAGAGATGTGGAATTTATAGATGTAGACTTATGGGAACTTTATTACGGAGAGTATGACGAGAACGAACAAGAGAGTAACTACTCGACGACACAGTTTGAAAAGTTCCTTTTTTATCCGGATGTTTATAATTATTACGATATCAAGATACACAAATCGAGAGTTTTTAGACTTGAAGGAAGAAAAGCACCGAGTTTTGTAAGACCAAGGTTGAGAGGTTGGGGTTTTTCTGTTCTCGAGACTATTGTAAGAGGATTTAACCAATATTTGAAAGGAGTGAACGCAACTTTTGAAATGTTAGATGAAGTTAAAGTTGATGTCTACTCGATTAACAACTTTGCTATGAGCTTAATGTCCCCGAAAGGAGAACAGGCGGTTAAGAGAAGAATTATGTTGGCAAATCAGTTAAAATCTTTCTTAAATGCTCTTGTTTTAGATAAAAACGACTCTTACGAGTCTAAAGGACACTCAAGTTCTTTTTCAGGATTGGCTGAAGTTATGAAAGAAATAAGATACCAGATAGCCTCCGATTTAAGGATGCCTTTATCAAAGATTTTCGGTATTGCGTCTTCAGGTTTTAGTTCAGGCGATGATGATATTAAGAATTATAACACGATGATAGAGACTGAAATAAGAAGTAAAGTTAAAAATCCTTTAAAAAAGATTTATAAAATAGCAGCAGCAATAGTGACAGGTAAAGTTATACACAATGTAGATGTTGTTTTTGGTTCTTTAGATTACGAAACACCAAAAGATTTAAGTATCAGAAAGAACTCAGAGTTCCAGAGAACATTGATTTCTTATGCAAAAGGTATAATTAGTCTTGAGCAAGTAAGAGAAATATGCAACAAACAAGACTTGTTACCGATTTCATTGGATGTAAATGACGAAATTATAATGACACAACCGTTAAAAACAACTTTGGAACAGAAAAAAGAAGATGACGAAACAAAAGTAGATTTAAAAGACTTAAAAACAAGAACATTTACAAGTTAGAGGGGAAAATGTATATACAAAATTCTAAAACAGCAGAAGTTTTTTACGCAAGGCACATTGTTCCGGGAATCGCTGCTTACAAAGAAGGCAACGCTCTAATAAATAAACCTGCTCTCGATGAAATGAACGAGTCTTTTACCGGAAAACCGGTAGTCGTTTTTCACCAAGATTGGAAAAATCAAGAGCCAGTAGGGTATGTTGTAAAGTCTTTTTGGCTACCTCAAGATGGTGCTTTTTGGGCAGAGTTTATTGTAGATGATATAAATGCCTTAAAACTTATAAAAAACTTAAAATTCAGCGTTTCTAACGGCTACAAAGTGCTTGAAAAGGGTGTCGGCGGAACTTATCACGATATACCTTACAAAGAGGAATATACGAAAGGCGAATATTTACACTTAGCGTTGACTGATAAACCGAGATACAAAGAGGCGATTATAATGACAAGAGATGAATTTAAGAATTATAGTAAAGAGTTGGAAAAGATAGACAACAAATTTAACGAGGAGGATAAAACCGTGTTTAGTTTTTTTAAAAAACAAAAACTGGACAATTCAGAAGAAATACTCAACTCTTCTTTTGAATTGGATGGTAAAGAATATACTGTCGGTAAAATGATAGATATTCTTAAAACCACAAAAACGAAGTTTGAAACAAATGACGGCGAAATGTCAGGGGAAGAGTTGGCAGTTAAATATAACGAAATGTCAACTAAGCTCACAGAATTGACCGAAAAAGTTGATTACAAACAAGTAGTCAACGAAGTAGGAGAAATTTTGAAAGACAAAGTAGATGAAGAAACTTTGAAGAGTGTTATGGGCAAAGTAGAACAAGTTGCTTATAACGGATGCAAAGCAAACGAAGAAGAAGAGGCTAAGAAAAAAGCCGAAGAAGAAAAGAAGAACGAAGAAGAAAAGGCTAAAAAAGAGGCTGAAGAAAAAGCGAAAGCAGAGGCTGAGGCTAAAGCCAAAGAAGAAGAAAAGAAAAACGAATCCGAACTCTTGAAAGCAAGGATGGCACAAATCAACAAAGGACAAGAAGGGAAGATTGAAAGATTTAAATTAGTCGACGGAAATCTTAAAAAAGTAGAATAAGGAGAGAAGAAAATGCAAAATATGAACCAGTTTAGACAGTCAGTAGAGGCAGGTATGATAGCATTAGAGGCTATCGAAGGTAAAACAATTTCTGTTAGATTACCGGCAAATTTTGAAGGCGAACTTCATAATGGCGATATGGTAAAATTGACAGGCTCTGAAGAGTTTGACACAATAGTAGGTGCAGCAGACGGTGTATCTAATACTTTGGGTATGGTTGCTTACAATGTTAAGACAACTAAATACAAAGCAAACGATTATCTCGATATTTTCATTAACGGAAAAATAGTTTTTGGAAAAATCGGTGAGGCTGTAAATGCAGGAGATGAACTTACTTGGGATAATACAAACAAGTATTTCGTTAAGAAAACGACAGGTAGCGTAGACGCTATGGCTTTTGCAAATGCAGGAGCAAACGAAATTTCAAAAGTTGTTATTAAAGGAATAATGTAAGGAGATGAAAATGAAAAAGAGAGAATTTTTAGATGCAAATGGTAATGTAGTTGTTTTGAACGAAAGAGAACAGGCTTATGCTAATTCTCTTGAAACGAGATTCAATGAGGCAATAGTTGCCAATGATGTTTCACAACTTGGAGCTCAAATAGATATTACAACTTTAACACAGATTTTAAAGAGTGTATCTAGCCAAAAATTCTACCAAATAGATATTGAAAAATATATCGATGTAGATACAGATGGCGGATGGGCAGACCAAGTATTACAGGTAAGAGAGTTCTTGCCTTCTCAACCAATGAGCGGATTTATAGACCAAGCAGCACACGGTGCTAAATTGACAGTATCAGAGGCTGCTGTTAATGGTTTGTATGTTCCTGCATTGACTTGGGCAAAGAAGATTGAATTTTCAATCGCAGAACTCAACCAAGCAGCTCTTTTGGGAAACTTCTCTTTAATCGCTGCTAAAGAAAGAAGTAGAAAAAAATCCTATGATTTGGATATGCAACAGTTGACTTTCTTGGGTTACAACAAAGTTAAAGGACTTTTGAACCAAGATGACGCTGTTACAGTTGATACAGCGACAATAACAGATGCTTTATCAGCATTGAGTTATACAGATATCAATAATTTCGTAAGACAAGTTGTTGAAAAGTTCAGAGCAAATTGTGCAAGAACAGCATATCCGAATAGATTTGTTATACCTGAAAGCGATTTCAACGGTTTAGCAAGTCAAGTAAATCCGCAATTCCCTATCAAGAACAAATTGCAACTCATAAAAGAGGCTTTTGATACAATTTGTCCGACACCGGTAGAAATTTTGCCTTGTGTATATTCTGATAAGAATTACAACAAGATTGGATCTACAAGATACGCACTTTACAACAAAGATTTTGATACAGTAAGACTTCAAAAAGCAATAGATTACACACCAACAATGATGAACAACATCGATGGTTGGCAGATTGTAAATACTGCTTTCGCAAGAACTTTCGGCGTTCTTTTAAATAGACCTAAAGAAGTATTATACTTCGATAGAGATATAGATAGCTCAAGTTCTAGCCTTTAATCCGGTTTTAGGTGGGGAGTAAAATCCCCACCTTTAAACAAAGAGGTAATATGATATTATTAAATAAGTCTAGTAGAGATATTGTTTTAAGAGATATAAGAGGGAATATAGTAAATGTTAAGCCCAACGAAACTGTAGAAGTAGAGGACAGAAAAGCCGAAACTTTTAAAAGGTTGTATGGGTTTGGCGTTGTAGCACAACAAAAAGTTGAAGTAAAAAAAATCAAAAAGAAAGGTAAATAATGGGTTATCCAATAACAATAGACGAATTTAAAACATTTTTTGCTAAAGATTTTGATTATGGAACTGAGATTACACAGGTCTCTGACGTCGATATATCAAAAGCGATGGTAGAGGCAGGTATGAATTTCAATGAAAAGCTCTTTGACTGTGTGGAAGAAAAGAAGATAATTTTTAGTTATCTTACTGCATATTATTTGGTTGTTGATATAAACAATGCAAATACACAAGGAGCGTCAAATAATGGCGGACTTGTGACATACAGGCAGGTTAGAAATGTAGCGGAGAGTTTCAAAGTGCCTAACTGGGTATCAGAAAATCCGATGCTTTCACAATTTGCACAAAACGGATATGGATTGAAATATATAACAATGATATATCCTTACTTAATAGGAAATATGGGCGTTGTCCCGGGAGCAACTTTACCATAATGACAAGATGGAGTGGCGGTGGTATTGATATTAGAGCAGTAAATTTATCTACCGTTTCAAGAGAAATTGAAAGGGAATTGAAAGTTCATCCCGGAAGTTATATAACAGTAGGAGTTCAAGAAAGACCATACTTTATTCCAAAAAAAGGAAGTGGAAGAAGAAGTATGGGAACAAATGTAAGGACAACAACCTCGACTTCCTTAATTGCAGCAGGTCACGAGTTCGGTAATTCTTTCCAACCGAGAAGAAGTTTTCTAGAAACAACAGTAAGAAGATTTGTTAAAACTAACTTGCAGAAGATAGCAGATAGAGATTATACTTATGTAAAATCTTTTGTTAAGGCTTTGACTGCAAAGATATACGATATGTTAATAGATTGTTTCTTAACTAGTGGTTGGGGAACTTGGAAAGCGTTATCGGAAAAGTATAAAAGAAAGACCGGTAGAACAGAACCACCTTTGATAGATACCGGACAGTTAATGAGTGCGTTATATGCACAGTTTGAAGGATTTAGGGTATCTGGAAAACAGTTTGGCGGTTTTATGCAGAGCGATTTCTATAATATGGAAGATTCTAACCCTACTTCCAGAGATAAGAAAGAAATAAAGGTTGATAACGATAAGAATAAAGCAAAAACAACACAGGTTAAAACTATAAAACAGAAAGCAGAAAAAGCAAAGAAAGAAGAAACACTTTCAAGAGAAGAAGTTGTAGCAAGAGTATTAGCAAAACAACGCAAAAGTAAAGATGAAATATCGTATAGACAATGGCTTGGAGAAATCGGAGATGATTATTTTGATTTCACTCCGATAGAAGAAATTAGAAAGAGGTTTGGAGTATAATGTTACCAAATTTATCTAACCCAGTTAAAGCATATATGCAACCGATGGTTTTGGTAAAAGTTACCAAAGCGATAGTTGATTATGAAGAAACAGAGGTTAGAACAGAGATTGTAACCAGAGGTGTAAGACAACCATTACCGCCACAAGAATTGGAGATTTTACAAAGAGGTCAAAGAGCGTGGAAATGGGAGTGCCTACATCTTCTTCCAAATGTTGATTTAAAACCAGACGATATTGTATTATATAAAAATATAAGATATAGAGTTAAAGAGAAATACGATTGCACAGAATACGGATACATAGAATATCTTATATGTCAAGATTTTGAAGATGATGAAATAGAAAGTTCAGAAAGTTCGGAGAGTATATAATGGATGTATTAAAAACAGTTTGTGATATCTTAAAAGTTGGTATGAACTTAAAAGACGACCAAATTTGGATATATAACCAAAAAATAGATATACCTAACGACAAAAGAATTTATGTTGTTGCATCTTTGAAATCTGAAAATGTTATAGGAAACAATATTCAGGTAGAGGGAACGGTAGAAGACCTCGAGGAAAATGTTTGGAGTAATATAATAACAGATGTTGGGATAGAATTGTTTTCGTATAATGTAAATGCCCTTAATAGAAGATATGAAGTGTTGAGTTCTATGAGGAGCACTTATAGTGTGCAGAAACAAGAGGAACTGAATTTTAATATTGGTAGAAGACCAGTAGCGTTTTTTGACTCGAGTTTTTTTGCTCCATCTTCAAGATTGTATGCTTATTATTTTATGTATAGAGTAACCCACGTCGAGAAGTTAGGAAAGAAAATAGATTATTACGACGACTTTATGGATGCAGATATGCACGATAAGGAAAACTTAAAAATAAATTTATAAAAGGAGTGAAAAATGAACAATTTAAGTTTAAGTAATGTGATAAATGTTACACTTATGCCTTCTGTAAGTGGTTTATCAGAGTTTAACACCGCAAATTTGTTTTTGTTAAGTTTTGATACACCGGCAGATGAAAGTTTTACCGGTGGATTTAGAATTTACAAATCTTTGCCAGAAGTATCAGCAGATTTCGCTTATGACAGTTTAACAGTTAAAATGGCTACAGCGATATTTTCTCAGACACCAAACATTTTAAGTAACAGCGGAAGTCTTATTATAGGATTGCCCAATAGCGGAGAAACACAAGCAGAGGCTTTCTTAAGATTTTCAACGACCTGTCTTTTCTGTGGTTGGTTGACTACAGATACGATAGAAAACGATTTGGCAGCAAACATCGGTTCTGGAAGTTCCAGTGCAAACGCAACCTTACTTCCTGAAGTAGTTGCATCGTTTAATAACAAAATCAATTTCATAGTGTCAAATGTTGAGGGCGATATAGACTCTTTAGAAACAATTAAAGATGCTGGTTTTAAAAACACAAGAGCTCTTTTCTATGGAGGAACTGAAAACGATGCTAAAGTAATGATGGCTGCTTATGCGTCAAGAGGTATGTCAACGATATTTGAAGGAAGTTTAACAACTCAGACAATGCACTTGAAGAATTTGGTTGGCGTAACCGCAGATCCAATAATGACACAGACAATATTAAACAAATGTATGGATGCCGGTGTAGATACCTATGTTTCTATAGAGGGTATTCCTTGTGTTTTCTCGAGTGGTAAAAACGGATTCTTCGATGAAGTATTTAACGAATTGTGGTTCGTAAATGCTATACAGACTGCCGGATTTAACTATTTAAGACAAACAAACTTCAAAATTCCTCAAACAGAAAATGGTATGACAGGTTTGAAAAATGCTTATGCACAAGTTTGTGTAAGAGGAATAAATAACGGTTTCTTGGCAGCAGGTTCTTGGACTTCACCTGACACCTTTGGAAATCCAGAAACATTTAAGAAAAATATAGAAACATCCGGATACTATATTTATTCTTTACCGGTAGCACAACAAAACAAAGCAGATAGAGAAGACAGAAAAGCTCCTTTGGTTCAAATAGCAATTAAAACGGCTGGAGCAATTCACTCGACTAATGTTTTAATTTATGTTAATTTATAAGGGGGATTAAAATGGCAAGTTTTTCTTTAACAGGTGATGACCAAATAATTTTAAATGTAGCTCCTAATTTGACAGACGATTTAGCAGATGGAGATGCTGTTTCCATAACAATTCCTAATGACTTGGTAAATATACAAGTTGGAAAGAACGGAAACGCGATATATGCTAAAGACGAAAATGGTAACAGATTTGATATGGAAGTTAGAGTATTAAAAGGCTCTGGTTCTGATGATGATTTGTTAAGAAAGTATTTAGCGACAAAAGCAAACTTTTCCGGTTCTACTTTCATTACCGGACAGTTTGTAAAAAAACTTGGTGATGGTTCTGGAAATGTTCAATCTTATACATACACTTTAGGTGGTGCTATGATAAGAAAAGCTCCTGAAACCAAAGCCAATGTTAATGGTGATACCGAACAGAGCGTAACGGTCTATAATATATCCGGTGTAATAACCGATATAAATATAGGGTAAGGGGTAAAATATGGAAGTATTTAAAGAAGTAGAAGAATTAGACTTAGATGGTGGACATAAACTTACAATACATTTGGGTAACTTCCTTGAAGGTGAAAAACTTTTCACGGAAGTTGCCAAATGCTATCAAGAGGGTGTGGAAGGTGTCGCCTTGCTCACCAAAAACGAAGTAAAATTGGCTCTCGTTCCTTTAATCAAGAAAACATTTTTTGATAACGAGCCAATAAAAGATTTATCGTTCTTTGAAGATGTTAATAAAAGACAGTTTTATGTTCCAGTATGTATGAATATAATAGAGGTAAATGTAAAGCCTTTTATGACAAGTCCTTCGTAATAATCAAAGAATCTTTTACGAGGGACATTAACAATTATTCACCGCAGATAGAAATACGAGATAGTGCAGCCTATGCAATTTTCAGACTTTCCAAACTCGGATACGGAACAATAACTGAACTTATGAGTATGTCTTCAAAAGTAATTTTGCAGTTACTAAATTTTGAAAGGTTTAACAACGATTGCGAAACGGTTGTTAGACAGAAAATAAAGAGGGAAAATGGCAGTTAAACTCGATGTAAAACTTAATTGGCTTGTTGATAAATATTCTTTAGAAAGCAAAATCAGCGATGCTGTAAAATCTGCATCTACTAAAAGAGCCGGAACAACAAATATAGGCAAAGGACTTTTTAAAGACTATTTCTTTGGCGATCTTGATACAAGATTAAAAAAAGATATGAGTGCCATCACAAAATTGGGCGATGTTTTTGAGAAAACGCTTACAAGACTAAGAGCAAAGAATAGAAAAGGCGAACTTGTCGGATATTTAGGAACAAAATTCCCTTTTGTAGGAAGACAAAAAAACAGATTAAACGATTTTCAATTATTTCAATTAGCAGAAGAACAGGCTTGGGCGGAATTATTTAAAGATAAAACCAAAGAGGCTTGGTTAAAGACCGCAACTGAAACAACATCTAAAAAATACACCAAAGACCAAAGAGCAAAACAGAAACAATTAGCACAAGCGTTAAGTTCCGAGGCTGGTATTTTCAAAGAAATAGCAGGTGCTAATAAAGACATAGATAAATTACACGAGTTTGTAGAAAACGAAAAAGAGAAAAACTTTCAAGCAAGATTAAACAGTTTTTTAGGAAGTTCTAAAGAGAGTTTTCTTAAAGAGTTATCCGAAAAAATGAAACTTCAAAAAGAACAAGAAGAGTTCTTGAAGTATCAATACGAAAGCGAAGAAGAAAAATCAAAAGCAGATTATGAACACCATAAAGAACAAGAGAAGAAACTTAAAGAAGATAAAAAGAAAGATGAACAATTTAGAAGAAACGCTCTAAACGCTTTCTTTATGAGATGGGGAAAATTGGGTATTGCCGGATTAGTTGCCGGACAGGTTATAAGAGTAGCATCTAAAATAGCACACTTGATTTATAATACTTCAATGCAAGGCTTGGATTGGAGAAGGACAATTTCAGGTGGAGCAAGTGGTGGTAGTTGGTTTGGACAAGATATAGCCGCTTACCAAAGAGCAGGTCTTGGAGCGAACCAAATTCAAGGATTCAAGAGAGGTTTGCAGAGTTATTTAGGGAGCGTTAAACTTGGTATGGGTAACGCTGCTCCTTTGATGATGTTAGGACTTAATGCTTTAGATAATCCTGACGCTATGGAAAAACAAATAGAGAGGTCTTTAAGAAGATTTCCTAAAGATGTTTCTTTAGCCTTAGCACAACAGATGGGTTTAGATTATGGTATGTGGGAGGCTATATATAACGGTAGATTAGATAGGAGTAAATCTGCTTATAGCGAAGAGGCTATGCAAAAGTGGG